AGCCGCGCTGCCCGGGCAAGGATATTTGAACCCCCCGGCTTAGGCTGTGCTGTGCCCGCCCCAGCACAGGGCTCACAGCTGAAACTTTACCTGAGGGCTAAATCCCACCACAGCCGTCACCACGGGAATTAGCCCCTGACTGAGCGCTCAGCTGTGAGGCTCACCACGGGAATTAGCCCTCGTTAGAGGCTTCAGCCACAACCTTCGCAAACCCCTCGAAGATGTCTTATATTGTGGAGAAAGGGCGAGCAAACATGAAAAAACACGCAAAAAGCATGAAAACCCTAGCTGAATCGCTAGGCCTTACAAACGCGAACGGATTGTACGACCAAAGGAAAAAGTACCCTGGCTTCCCGGCCAAAACCCGATGGGGCTACAAGATCGAAGACGTCAGGAGGTGGCGAGCAGAGCACCTAGGCACCAAGCATAGCAGCCTCAAGCAACAGGAGGTCCGCGCAAAGGCGACGCAGACTGAGAGCACCGACGCCGTAGGCTACGCCCTGAAGGACCGCAAGGCCGATCCCTTGGCGAAGTGCGAGGAGCTCCTACACTTGGCGGGGCTTATGTTCGTGAACGCCTACGAGGACGGAACTGCGGCCCCCCGGGACGTCGAGGCTGTGAAGAAGGCCTTGGAGGAAGCCCGCCGCACTGAGGCCGGGCTGATGGAACTGCGGAAGAAGCGAGGGGAGCTGATCACCCTGACGAGCGCGCGGGGGGTCCTGGCAAAGCTCTGCAGCAGGTTGCGCACCACCCTGGACCACTACCAGACTGCGGTGGCGAGCAAGGTTATCCAACTCGTCGACGACGAAGAGTATCTGACCCTGGATACGGCAGAGCAGCGGCGGGCATTCCTCCGGTGGTCCAAGGGGGAGCTGCGCGAGATTATGACCCTAGAGGCTGATGAGGTCTTGACTTGGCTTGAGTAGGGCCCCCCCTCCCCGTTTCCATATAAGCCCTATCACTATGCCTCAATCTGTAGTATAGTGCAACCGGGGTCAAGCTTTCGCCGAAGTCGGGCCCGTTTGTTTCGCGATTCCTGCCCTGCGCGCGAAAGGTGGCTTGTTTACGCCGCTCCAACGACTCGCGCGGGGTGGGGGTCTCTTGCTCTAGTTACGTAAAGGAAACGTCATGCCTGACGAGAAACTGAAGGCAGCTTGCGGGTTCGAGTCCCGCCTGGAGCTTCGAGAACCTGGCGAAGTGCCCTGCGAGATGCGGGTAGCCTTTTGCGACCTTGCCCCAAACTTGGATCTCGAGATCTACGACGATGAAGCCAAGGCGCAGAGGGTCTTTAGGATCAGGCGGCGGGCATTGCCTGTGTACCCTACTCTCGAGAAAGAGCAAACCCTGGAGAAGCGAATGACTTTCGACGATTGGTGGGACGACGAGGGTCGGGGGCTTGGAGACTTGACCCGCGAACAGGTTGCAGAGGTCGCCTGGAACTCGGCAAGGGACCGTAGCCCTAGAACCATGTGTGGGGCGGCTGTGAAGTCTCGGCTTGCGGAGATTTGCGGGCTGCTCGAAAAAATCTTGGCTAAGCGGACGTTTGACCACGTGCTCGAAAACCAAGTGTATGAGAGGTTCGGAGACCTTGAAGTTATAAGGCCTGCCGCTGGGACGCCGCTTGAGCTCTAGAGAGGGATCGATGACCACCAAAGAAGAACTAGAGGCCCGCCTAGGCATCAAGGTCACAGAGGCCACGACAGGCGAATTCTTTGCAGTGCCTGAGAGCCTGCCGGGCATGCCCCCGATAGGCTCAGGCCCCTCGCCCCTCGAGGCGAAGTATAACCTGCTATGCGGGATCCTCCGTGAGTGGTCGACTTGATTCTGCGAGCGGCCTTGACGCCTCAAGAGCGAGCACTCTTCGGTGACTGGGCAGCAGGCGTCAGGCCGCCCGAACAAATCACCCCCTCCGAGTGGGCGGTGAAGTATAGGCGCCTCTCAGCAAGCAGCACCACAAAGCCGGGCAGGTGGACCCGGCTTTTTCCCTACCTTGACCCCATTATGGATGGCTTCGGGGAAGCCCTGGACACCGGGAAAGACGGGGTCTGCCTAATGAAATCAGCCCAGGGCGGCGGAAGCGAGGCCTGCCAAAACTTCATCGGATATTACAAAACAAACTACACCCCTAATATCCTCTACGTGACGAGCAAGGATGCGATGGCTGAGGAGTTTGGGCGGTCTAGATTCGACTATATGTGCAGGACAGCGGAGCCCCTTGCCAAGAACTTCTTGCCCACCGCTTCTCGGCTGCTTATCAAGCGCTTCACCGATGGCAAGATTGTCCTGTCAGGCCCTGCGGTGTCGAATATCCAGTCCGAGTCCTACGGGCTGATTTGCTATGACGAGATGGATTCAATCGGGGACTCAATCGGGGATGGGTCTGACCTCGTAGACTTGGGGCGTGCGCGCAGCGCAGCAATCCAAAATCAGGACGACTGCCTAATCCTTGCCTTTGCGCACCCTACGACGAAGGAGCGGGGGACTGGAAAGCTTTACTACGAGCAGTCGGATATGCGGCGGGCGCATATTGAATGCCCCCATTGCGGGGAGTGGGGCTGGCTCCAGTGGGATAACGTCAAGCCTCCCCCGGGCGGGGACGACCACAGCCCCGCCGCAGAGTGGGGGCTATGGCAGCCCTGCTGCGGGGCAGAGCTCACAGACGGGCAGCGTTTCGCGGCGTGCAAGAATACGAAGCAGATCTCTACGATAGAGGACCCTGAGGAGCGAGCCCGCCGCACCTGGATAGGCCTTCACTTCTCTGCGATGTACCAAGAAAATAAACCCCTGTCGGCCCTGGTCAGGCAGTATCAGCAGGCCCTGGGGAATCGGTCGAAGCTGCGAGTATTTTTCAACAAGGTGATGGGCGATTGTTGGGCCCCGCAGCAGAAGACTAGCGACAAGGGCGACTGGCAGGCCCTCATCTCGCACCCTCGCAAGGGCTGGAGGGTTGAGCCCTACCTGCGCGGGCAAGCCCCCGACGGTGTGCAGTTCCTAACCGCAGGGCAAGACTCGGGGGCAACAGAGCTGCATTATGCAATCTGGGGATGGGGGCTGCTTCGCGATTCCAAGTACGGGCATGCGAGCCTGTGCGGATGGCTTATAGACTGGGGCGTAGTCCCCCGGCACCACACCTCCGCGCTAGACGCCTCAGAGCTTCGGGTTTTCGACGAATTAATCTACGGGGCCCAGTACCCTAGCACCGATGGGACCCGCTTTTATACCGTCCGCCAGGCCTTCCATGACGCCGGATGGCGCGCAGTCGCTGTCTATGAATACGCTAGGACCTCGAAGCGGGCCTACCCTTCGCGTGGCTCTGCGTCGAGGGGCGCGGACACCGCCAAGCTTATTAGGTGGCGGGATGTGGCGAGCTACTCCCTTGACGGGGAGACCTTCAAGGACCCCGGGATCAAGTTCGCCGAACTGAATACGCACGAGATCAAGATACAGATCTCCGATATGGTAGAACAAAGGCTAAGCGTCGGTGGGCTAACGATGCCTCGCCTAAGCTTGCCCTTGGATGTAGACCAGGAATACATTGAACAATCGACCGCAGAGAGACTGCAGGAAGTCAAAGGAGGCAAGCTGCAATGGGTGGAAGTCAAGCCAGCGAATCATTACGGAGACTGCGGGGTGTACGCATACGCAAGCGCGCACAATCTGAAGCCGTTTCTCAAGGCGAGGACGCTGAAGGAAAACCAAAAGCTGCACGCCGCCGAAAGGGTGGTGGCCGAAAGGGCGCAAAGGGAGCGGCGAAGTCAGGGGCAAAAGCCAGTGCAAAGGATGAGCCCAAGGAACAAAAGGCGCAGAATCCGAAGGAACTACTAGCCCGCAGGCGGGGGCAGGGCTACCCTTGCCCGAAGTGCCAAGGGACGGACACCTATGTTTTTAAGACTTGCTATTTCACTGAGGTGCAGACGATGCGGTATTGCCGGTGCGCGTGCGGGATGCGGTTCAAGGACGTGCGATGAGGGTAGTCCACGAGTTAGATGGCTGGAGTGCAATCCTTACCTGCCGCCCTTTGTGCGTAATCGTAGCCTTCGCCTTATACAGGGTTCATGGGCACAGTCTCAACGTTCGTCTGTTCGGCGAAGACCTCAGGCCACTAGAGCTAGCGGCCCCTAGGTCCCCAGACTATGAAATAGGAGCGGAGTAGGTGAACCTCCGATATATGCGAGGCCTAGTCTTAGGCGAGGGGCACAAGCCCGTCGAGCCCTTCGTCGTTATCCGCTGCGAGGGGCAAGGCTGCGTCAAGTGGACGCCTAGCGTTATCCAGTCTCCCATCGGGCAAGTCAAGCGAGTCGCGGAGTTTACCTGCAACGACCACTGGGGCGAGAAGTGAGAGGCCGCAGGGATAGCGACCCCGACCTGTGGCTGCAGCTGGCCTTGCTTGCCGGCTGCGCTTTTCTTTTGGCTGTGCTTTGGGGGCAGTTGTCTTGAAGTTCTATCTTGGGACGCACGAGCCGCACTGGCTATGGAGGGACGAGCTCGATGGGGTTCCGCTGTTTCTGTCGCGCAGGCGACTCGAAAGAGTCCGAAGCCTGAAGCCTGCCAGTCGGAGCTGGTCAATGGACTCGGGGGGATTCTCGGAGCTTAGCCTATATGGGCGATGGGTTACGCCCCCTGAGGTCTATGCTGAGGAGGTTTATCGATGGGGGTCTACGGTTGGGATGCTCGACTGGGCTGCGATTCAGGATTGGATGTGTGAGCCATTTCTTGTCTCAAAAACAGGCCTGTCGGTTGTAGAGCACCAACGGAGGACAATCCAATCCTGGCATGACCTTCAGCGGATTGCACCGGAACTGCCCTGGATCCCTATAGTTCAAGGGTGGGGAGAGGGGGACTACTGGGCTCACGTAGAGATGTGGCTTGCGGAGGGAGTAGACCTGAGGGACTTCGGGACTGTGGGTATCGGGTCAGTGTGCAGGAGGGAGGGGACGTTAGAGGCCGTGGATATAATCGCAGGGCTTAGCAGGTATGGGATAAGCCTGCACGGGTTTGGGCTCAAGACTACAGGCCTTGCTAGGTTGGGAAAAATCCTAAAATCTGCAGATTCGCTAGCCTGGAGTTTTGCGGGGCGAAAGCGACCCCTCCCAGACTGCACCCATAAGAACTGTTCAAATTGCATACGTTTCGCGAAAGCTTGGCACGAGCAAGTCCTGAGGCGATGCGAGGAGGCCCCGGAACAGGTCTACTATCAGATGAAGCTCCCCATCTAAACCCCCTTATCTAGTATCAACCCGCTTGCAGACCACAACATATAGGGCTTAGGATAGACTTGGAGGTCTACCTATGGCTCTGACGGCAAGTAGCACAAAGTCTGATGCTCTCGCGCAGATAAACGCGAACCTGGACTTTGATACCAGCCCCGCAAAGGCGAAGCTCGTCCTTGAGGGTGTGCGGTGGATCAAGGTCAACGACCCTATAGCGCGGGGCAGTGAGTCTGCATCGTGGCGCTATAGGGACCTAGACAGCATCGCAGACAAGGCACAGGAGGTCGTTGACTCTGACATGGCGGCGGGCAATCGAGCGTCCTTCACTCGAGGGCGGCCCCGCTATTGAGGTATCGAGGCGGCACAAGAGGCTTTGATGCCCTGGGCTACCATTCGGCCGATGTCATGCGCAGATCTCCGGGCTCCTATCCCCTCGGAGGCTCAGGCGATCGCTACCAAATAGATCGCGGCGAGTTAGTCAAGGAAGGACTCCGCCTCTATCGCGATTCGGTAATCATGCGCAGTATTGTCGACCGTGCCACCGATATTTTGATTGGCACCGGCTTCAAACTCGAGAGCTTGTCGAAGTCCTCGAGGCTTAGGCGCAGGATCGAAGAGGACTTTGCGGAGTACTCTGAGTCCTTCGAATCTCGGGGGCAGTTCAGCTTCGCCGATATGGAAGTTCAGGTCGCGCGGAGCCTAATGGTCCAAGGGGACATCTTAGCCCTGAAGCATAAGGACGGCCGCCTACAGTTCTTCGAGTCCGAACAGATCACGCACGCCAGCGCCAACGCGGTGCGCAAGAAGAAGGCGGGCATTAGCGTCGGGGGCGTTGAGCTCGATAGCTACGGGGCCCCTACCGGATATTGGCTTGCGCCCTATGGCAATAGCGGGATCGTCGAAATTCGAAACGCCAAGCTGCATCCTGCGAAGGACTGCATCTTTGTCGCGAATCTTGAGCGTTACTCGAGTACGCGCGGCACAGGCCGGCTTATTCCGGCCTACCCTATGATCCACAGGATCAGCTCTGTGTGCGACTCTGAGGCTATCGCTTGGCAGCTCTTGTCGAAGGTAAGCTTTGCGATTACGCGAGAGCAAGGCTCTGCTGTAGCGTATAGCGAAAGCGAAGCTGAGAGCAGCGCGGACCAGCCCCCCGATATGGCGGGGCGATTCTCGGAGTATGACGAGGGCCTTGTATTTCACGGCAAGGATGGGGAGGGTGTAGCTGCAATCTCTCGCGAGTTGCCGGGGGCCTCTTTTCCCGAGTCCGTGCGCATGTTCCTACGTCTGGCGGGCATGGTCGCAGGCCTGCCCCTGGAGGTTATTCTCGCAGATTTTGCAAAAACTAACTATTCTGCTAGCCGTGCAGCGCTCGAACAGACTTTCCGCTGCTACCTGACGCAGCAGAGGCATCTTAAGCGGACCTATCACACCCCTGTCTTCACGAACTGGCTCGACCGTCGGATTGCAGCGGGGGCCTACCCTGACCGGCCCGACACTCGCCGCCATAACTGGACGGCGCAAGAGTTCCCTTGGGTCGACCAACTCAAAGAATCGCAGGCTATGGCGAGCCGGATCCAGGTCGGAATCAGTTCGCAGTCTGATGCGCTGCGCAGCCTGAACAAGGATCGGGAGCTCTTCTTAGAGCAGCGCCGAAAAGAGGTCGAAGACTCCATAGCCGTTGCCGAAAAACTCAATGCAGACCACCCCGGGGCCAATGTCGACTGGCGGATGTTCGCAGGCATGCCCGTAAGTAAGCAGCCTGTCGAGGTCGAGCCCGAAGCAAAGCAAGAGGAGGCGCAGGCTAATGACTCGCAAGTTTAGCTTAGAGGGTGTAGTCCAGGTCGTCGGGCAAGGGCAGGCGATCGGCTTTGATGTCGAGGGTGATAGAGACGTCCGAGGCTTTGTCCAGCTGGCCTACACCGGCGCAGTCGTCCACCTCCCGGGGCCCTTCGGTCTAGAGCGGGTGATTTTTGACATCGACGGTATCACGCCCCGACTGGCGCGCACACCTATTTTCAAGTGCCACGATTCAAAGCTAATCGTAGGGATCTCAGACGACATACAGAAGACAGAGGCCGGCCTGGAGATCACAGGCCGCCTATTTCGGGTCACTCAGGCCGGTAAAGAGGTCGCAGACCTCGCAGATAATGGCTTCCCCTGGCAGGCAAGTATAGGCCTGCAGGCTGAGGAGCAATTCTTTGTCGAGGCCGGGGAGTCCGCCCCCGTCAACGGTCAAGAGTTTGAGGGCCCTGGAGTTGTTGTCAGGCGTGGCGAGCTAGTCGAGTCAAGTTTCGTTCCGAGCGGGGCCGATTCGGCCACATCCAGCTACGTGCTTGAATTTTCCGGAGGACCAAAGATGGCAGAAAAGAACCTAGAGGCCGATCCCGAAGACGAAGAAGACAAGGATCAAGAAGAACCTGCGGAGTTGCAGGAGACTGGGCCGGACGAAGACGAAGACGAGGAAGAAAAAGAGGAGAAGGAGATGAGCGCGGCCGGAATCGCCGAACTACGTGCCGAGTTTGACAACTCGGATTTTGTCCTTTCGCAGCTAGAGGGCGCCCAGACGATGGCTCAGGCTCGCGCAAGCTGGAAGGATATCCAGATTGCCAGGCTGCATGCCGAGGTCGACACCTTGCAAAAGCAGTTGACTGCGCAGGCGAAGATGCAAGCCAGTATTGGCGGCGCAGACCCTATGCCACAAGGCAGCAGCGACGGGGCCTCTACGGGCTCTTTCCGTGAGCGCGCCCTTGCTTACCAGGCGCAGCACGGCTGCAGTCTAGGCAAGGCCTACAGCTGGGCCGCCTCCTGTGACCCCGAAGGCTACAAGAGCACAATCGCAACTCGCAAGACTCCCGAACAAATGGTAGGTACCTTTGTTCGCAGTCAACGATAAGGGGGGCTGAAAAATGGCCAAAATCCAAGGCAGTCCCGCAACATTCCAGGCGGCGGAAGCTCTCGAATTCAACCGCCGCGTCAAGCTGTCCTCCGCTAGCACTACTTCGCCTTACGAAGTCGAGTACGCGGACGCAGACGACAAAGGCATCGGCGTAACCCTAGCGGTGGGCAACAAGGCAAACGGGAACTACGCAAGCGGCGACCCCGTCTCTGTGCACCTATTCTCCCAAGCTGGGACGCACAAGATTGAGACCTCTGTGACCTTCACGGCGGGCGACAAGCTCTATGGAGCCGACGATGGGAAGATCACCAATGTCGCTACGGGAGGCCCCGGCCTTTTCACCGCCCTCGAAGACGCAGGCGCGACAGACAGCATCTGCGAGGCTCTGTGGATCGGCGGAACGAAAAGCAGCGGCTTGATCCATTCTGAGGTCGCGGCCTCAAGCGCGGTCACCAACACCACGACTGAGACTTCGATGTACACTCGCACAATCGACGGTGCGAACCTCGAAGCTGGCGATGTTCTCGAGATCAAGGCTGCAGTCGATGTGCCCGCCACGAACTCGACCGATACCTTGACGCTAAAGCTGTACATCGGTACCGAAGTCATTGCGACCTCTGGAGCCGTGGATGTAGCCGACGACGACGTAGGCTATTTCGACTACCAGATCGTCATCGGAGTCGGCGGCGCCTCAGGAACCATGCGGGGTCAGGGCCTTCAGCTTCTGGACGCGACGCCTACGACTACGCCTACTTTGGTCGTTCTGTCGACGGTCTCAGAAGACCTGAGCGGGGACGTGGTTATCAAGCTTACGGCGCAATGGTCTGTAGCCTCGGCGTCGAATTCTGCCACCGCGCGCAGCTTCACCATCAAGCACCTCAAGCAATAAAAAAAAAGGAGTCTAGAAAATGGGCCTGAATACTACGGCGCAAACTACGCCCCTGCTTTTGGTGGGGGAGGCGCTTCGAGAGCATTTTTTCAGCTTAGATAGCTTAGCTGCACTTAAGCTTTTGCCTATGTTTGGCACACAGTTTGAGCGCGGTAACTATCCTCGGATTCTAAGGGGCCAGTCCCTTGCGGAAGAAGAGACTATCCGCGAACTGCGGTCGACCTATGCTCAGGGCGAGTACAAGGTTGGCGAACGGAGCTTCGACTGCAAGGAATCCGCCTTCGAAATTCCGATGGACCTTCGGGAGCTCAAGTTCTACGCTAGCATGTTCGATGCAGGGCTAGAAGCCTCGCGTCAAGCTATGTGGAAAGTCGCTATGGCGGCGGAGCGGGAGACGTCTAGTTTATTCATAAACACGACGACTTTCAGTACTGGCAATGGCAAAAGGACAGACGTCAGCAGCGCCTGGACTAACGCGGCAGCCAACATTATCCAGGACGTCGGGACGGCTATCGAGGCGATCTGCGCGCGCACCGGTGCGGACGCAGATGAGCTGTCTGGTAGCAAGTTCAAGTTTTGGATCCCTGCGACTGACCTTCGCTATCTCATTCGGGTCAATACGGAAATTCGGGATTCTCTCCGATACGTGATGGTCCTTGGCATCGACGCAATCAAGGTCGAGCTTGCTAAGGTCCTTGGCGTCGATGAGGTCGTTGTCCCCAGACTCCGTAGCAACTCTGCAGGCGAGGCCGCGGCCGACACCTACACGAGCTCTTCGGTCTTCGGGTCCGGTTGGGCAGGCGTTGTCCTAACCCCCGGCGAGGGCAGCATCACGAGCCCCGGCTTTGGCAGAACCTTCGTCTGGGAAGAGATGAGCCCCGGTGGAATCGTCGCCGAAAGCTACCCTGACGAGAAAAAGAACTCGATTGTTTTCCGTGCGCGGTGGCACCGCGACCTGAATCAGACTGATAGCGAATTCGCTCAGCTGATTGATACGGATATCGTCTCGCACTAGTGGCGGGCACTAGCGTCCTAGCGGCTCGATACCGTTAGGCGTTTTTTGAGGGCGGCAGGCTTGAACACTTTTCAGCGAATTATGCAGATGCGAGCAGACCTGCTTGCCATACAGCTAAACGGGTCTACATTGTTTGAGCACGTAAATGCAGCCCTTCGCAGACCTAACCTTAAGGCTCTCGAGGCCATGGCGGCAGAGAGCACCTCAGCTATAGCGCAAGTTTGGGGCGGCGCTGGCCCTTCTGACTCCTTCGATCCAAGTTTGAGTGATAGAGACTTCTTTGTTCGTGTCTGGGTCCCCTACGCGAGGGCTGAGGATGCCAAGGACGAGGAGGCCCTTGTAGGCCTGGACTTGGAACAGGGGGACCCCGGGGCGGCTGAGGTCGAGGAGTCTGTCTTGGCTGCGCTCCGCCTGTCAGGCCCCGACGCCGATGGTGGCGCGCAGCTTCTTTTGCGATCTAGGGGGGCTTATCGGGACCTGGTCGAAGGGGTCCAGTTTACGCTTTCCTACACGAGTTTAGTCGTAGACGCGAGAGACTATCCGCCGCCAAGTAGGTTCGCCGCAGTGGATGCGGCGGGGGGCGGGGACACAGACCTGACCTGGACGCTGGCCCCCGGACGTTGGGACCGCAATGCGATAATCCTTCGGAGGGCGGCGGGCTCGACAGCTCCTACGAGCGAAACGAGCGGAACAGGCGTAACGGTGGCAGCAGAGGCAACGAGCGTCACAGACAGCCCGGGGGCCGGGACCTTTAGCTATGCACTTTTCCAGGAGTACGACGAGAGCCTCGCGCAGGACGGCTCTCTATTGAAATACAGCTCTGCTGCGGTGACAGCCACCGTATCAGTAACTTAGGAGTAGCCGATGGGGTCCCCTACAGAATCTGAGATCCAAGCGATGGGGACAGCCCTAATAGACTTGATCCAGACAGAGTATGCAGCTGCGAGTTCGTGGCTTGCGAATCAAGACACCTTGGAGCAGTTGCTTGAGGGCGACTTCGTCGGGGCGGCCGCCTCGGGCATAAGCGCCCTGCGAAGCAGCAAGGCTTCCTTGCTGTCTCCTGCTCAAATCCGCGCAGCTTGGGACCCGATCTGGAGGTTCTACGGGAAGGAACGGGGGTTCCCTGAGACTGACGCGCGGACGATCATATCTAGGCTCTACCGCGACTTTGTCGATAACTCGAAAAGTGTAGGGTCTCGGGCCTTCAGCTTCGGTAGCCCCTCTGCAGCAGGCGGCAACACTGGGGATGCTGTAATCCGCAGGCTCACAGCAGATCAAGATGGATTTGATATCGAATTCGGGCTAGCTGAGGCGATGTCTGCGGAGTGTCTTGCAGACCAAGGCTCCGTGAATATCCACGAGGAATCTTGGCAGCTCAAGTCGAGCGAGCCGGCCAGGGATGGGCTCGAAGTCGCGGGGACCGGCAGGACGACTACAGTCAGCGCCATCTCGGCCCGCAACAGCCTGCTGACGAACCCTAGCTTTACGCAGGGGACTTCGGGGTCTAGCGTTAGTGGATGGGGCGGGACTAGCCTACTGGCCGGAAGTGTAGCCCTCACGAGCAAGGACACGACGAATTTCTTCAGGACTGCAGGCGTAGGCGACACAGGGACCTCGTTAGACCTAGGGGCTCAGTCTGCGAGCTTAGAGCAAAAGATCAACACAGAGGGGATCAAACTGCAGGCTAATGTTCCCTACACCTTGCAGGTCGCATACAACCGGGCGGTCAACACCGACTCGGGGACCCTTGCCCTGCATCTAGGCAGCAAGTCAACTAGCGTCGTTCTCTCGGCACAAGCGGGCTGGAACGTACTTTTTCTTCCTTTGACTAGCAATAATTGTTGGTGGAAAAATTACGGGTCCGATGACATGTCTATAAAGCTTGTCTGGACGAGGACTAGCGGGGCTGGCCTGCTTCTAGACGATGTGATCCTAGCCCCCATGACTCCCTTCCGGGGCCAGTACTATGCTGTGATCGGCGGCGGGACCCCCAGCCTGATCAGGGACTCTTTCACCTGGACAGACACCGGCGGGGCCCCTGCCACCGGGAAGATCCAGTACTGGCTGCAGAGGGCCTATGGCCTGTATTTGCCGTCGAGCGGATCCCCGACATGGGCAGACCCGACCTAGGAGGGGTGACACTTGGCAGCGAACGATATATCCGGGGTCTTGCGGATTAGCGGGCGAGTCGCAATCAGCCCTACGGACTTTTCTGGTAGTTTCCCATTTGGGGGGACAGAGATCGGCTCTGTGGGGTCGGTGGTCTCAGTCCCCGGGAATTTTAGCGCAGTTATCGAGGGGGAGGAATTCGGTGGGCATGTCCTCGATACTGTGATTTCTACGCGGGGCTACATCGTAGCCTTTATGTTGCGGACCTATGACGATGATGCATGGTCGACAGTGTTCCCCTTTACTGAGGCCGGGGGCGTATCAGGAAAGACTCTGGTCAGGGTCAATCCCACCACAAGCCGCCCGGGGTCCCTTGGCAGCGCTCAAGCTGTCTCCCTGCTCTTTTATCCCGACAACCCCCTGCACCACCCCGCATTGTATTTCAAGAAGGCGATACCTGAGATTGACGAGGCTGCAGAGCTTGCAAGCGACCTGCGCACCGAGTTTCAGGTCCCGGCGATATTCCGCGCAATCCCTCCGGCTTCCGGCGATACGGCGCAGCAGGGCCTATTCGAAGACTTCACGCTATGACTCGCGACGAGGCGGAGCAGATGGTCTACGCTGGTTGTAGCCCTACGCTTTCCGAGTGGCGGGCTTTGACAGCCGAGGAGCGAGAGACCCTAGCAGGGACCGCCGCAGAGATGCGGCAAGAGGAACTCATGATTATTGCGGCGGCCTTGCGCGGCAGGGCAGAGGCTCAGATGATCTTTGACGAACTCAGGCCCTATGAGGACCGATGCAACGAGACTCTGCTAAGGGCCGCAAGGAGGCTAGCGCGTGGGTAGCTCAAGACGAAGACTGGACGACTCGTTCAGACAGCTGGAGCAGCGACAGACAGAGGCATCTAGGGCCGCAGATCGGGCGGCGAGGGCCCAGATCGGCACTGCGCGAGACTCAGAAAAGAGGACTCGACAGAACGATAAACTTGACAAGGCCCTAGATCGAGCTCAGGACACAAGGCGGGACTCCCTTCGGGGGGCAATAGGCCGCATAGGTGCCGGGGCGGTAGGCGCGGCGGGGGCGGGCCTTGGGGCTGTTCGGGCGCAAGTCGAGCGCGCAGGGACCGAAGAACTAGAGCGGGCGATATTCGCGCTCGTGGACGCTCTGACCGGCGGCAGGGTTCAAACGTTTATTGACGCAACAGCGGCTTCCACTCAGGCAGAGGCGGCCGTCGGCGGCATAGCAGCCCGCGCGGCAGCTGCGGGAAGGCCTCTAAGCGAGGACGCCTTGAAGCGACTCGGGGGGATTGCAAGTGCTCGCTTCGAGCGGGAGGCTAGCGCCAAGGCTGAGGTAAAGTCTTTGCTGTTTCCGAACAGGGCTAGGATGAGTCTAGAGTCCGTGATTGGCGAGGATGTGATGCGGGCTTTCCGGTACCTAAACGGTTTTGTCGGAGGTGGGCAATAATGGCGATCGTCACAAGGGAGCTGGATATTGCCTATGGGGCGTTAAGTATTGGGGGGAGTTCGGAGTACTTTATGCCCACCGGGAAGTACTCCTACAGCAGGGGAAACGTGGACTACGAGGTTGAGATGAGCGTCCTCGTTCGGGGGAGCACTACGACAGAATTTGAGTCGAAGCTGGACGAATTCTTAGGGGAGATCCAGAAGCGGGACCAGGACTTTACTCTCACGATCAACGGCAGGGAGATTGTCACCGCGAACGCCTCAGACAACTCAGGGCTAAACAACCGGGCGACTGCGAGAAAGACCGGAGGGGACCACGACACAGGCCTAAGCTCCCTTTACGACGTGACCTTCAGCGGCGAGCTGCCTCAGGACCAGTCAGGGCTTAGCGGGCGGCGGGACTCCTCTGTCGAGGTCGACTACCAAGCCAGCCGTATCGCTAGTGTGACGATAAAGACCGTCTACACTGCGCTTTCGAGCAATCAGGCAAGAGCTCAGTACGAGGCCTCAATTGCCACCTACGCAGCCTCGATAATGACTACATTGGGGGTTACGGCGTGGGGCTTGACTAGCGAGACCTCAGGGCCGAGTGACGATCAAGATAATGTGATCCAATCGACGCGGGTCTACAAGACCATGCATTCGAAGCATAGTGACAGCGCTTTCAACGACAGCCGGTTACGGGACCCTGTGTTTTCAATCACTCGGGCTGTGAGTGGTCCCGGGGATTTCAATAAGGACGGGGAGACACCTGCCCGCCGCCTTGTGGATGTGACTGCCGAATTCTCCGCAGGGCTCGACAGCACGCAGACCACAGACGAAGACATCTGGGACTCGCTTATCTTGCCAGAGATGATAGGGCAAACCCTTGCGGCCTTTGGTAGTGAGTCCAGGGCCGCCCTCATTGGCGAGGAACCAAGTCTAGCCTGGGTGGATAATCGCATCGCTGGCCGGATCCGATTGCTTGTGACTAACGGGGGCAACCTCCTGGAGAAGTCGCAGGTTGTCACGGAGTCTAACGAGTTTGGTAACAGGGTGACGCCCGTGGTCGGCCCTGACGCCTATACGGCTGTAGTTGAGCGCGGGCCTGGGACCTTTGTTGTCACGACAGAGACGACGGAGCGCAGGGTTACGGGCTCAGGCGGGGGAGGGGGCAGCGGCAATAGCTTGTTTGGGACGACACTATTCAACGGATGGGCGCCGCAAGAGCACAGCAATTCGAGCTTTGCGGGGAGTCCAGGGGGCTCTGAGGGGAGTATCCAGACCTTCGCAGGGGACGAGGCGAGGAGTCGTGAACCCTCGAGGACGAGTCGCAGTGGCGCGCCTTCGGTGCCGGTCTCTATCCGACAGATTACGAGGACTCAGCCTAACGTCGTACTCGGAATCCCCGGCAGCGGGTACCAGCTGAATACTGAGGTCGTAACGATTACTCGCGTAGTCCAGTTCGTCAACGCCCCCACAACCTCAGGCGGGGCCTCGGCCCCCAACTCCGCATCGGATGATAGCGGGGCAGGCGGGGATGACCCTGCAGCAGAACTTGGCGCACCTCGTTCGGTGGATCAATAATGGCTAAGCAGGCGACGCTTGGAGGGGTCCCAATCCTTTGGGACGCCCCTATTAGCTGGCAAATCCGCACGGGTGTCACCCCTACAGTCGCATCGTTCGAGTTTGAGCGCGGGATGGGGGAGGCCCTGCTAGCCGCGTATCCTGGCGTGCAGCCTGTGAGCTTGATTCTGGACGATGTCGAGGTCAAAGATCTTTTTATGATCACGACGACACCATCAACGCACCCCGACAGGATAGCCATCGGGGTCGCAGACTGCCGATGGCTATGGCAATATTACTGGATAGGCCCCACTCGCTACAATTGGAGGAAGCGGAGCGGGGATCGACGGTGGATCCCCGGGACTTCTGACGACGAGGGGGCGCTAACAGACGATCTCGCGAATATCGCAGATAACCTGAAGTATATGGCTTGGAGCCTGAAGAATAACGAGGTCGTGTGGAATGCAGCGGAGATCCTAAAAGAGACGATGCTAGAGTTGCGCGCCAAGCTTGCAGGCGTCTATTCGATGCGAGTCGAGGACCCCGCCTCCGTAGTGAAGCGCTTTACACAGTCGAGCCCTATAGACACTTTCGGGGTCGGTGGCAAGGCAAATCAGGCAATATCTTCGGTCCTGTCCAAGCTAGGGGCAATCACCCTTTACCCTGACCTTGATGGCAAGATTCGATGGGTCGACACAATCGACGGTTCGGATGTCCTGCTTGTGCCCGGGGGCAAGCTAAGCTTCGCTACTCAGGGGACACAGGTCCCCGGGGAAGGTGAGAGCTCCGGGGCGGCTCCAGGCCCTATCTTGTGGGATACCACAATCGCGACCGTAGCAGACAGGTCGAGGATGAAACCTCGCAGGGTTGAGGTCTTTTTCGCTCCTGAGTACGAAGTCCGCCACGACTTCCTGGAGGGGGTCGAGGATCCCTCGAGAATCACGGGTTCAGCCCCCCGAAGGCTTGACAATGTCCTTCGGGTTACGGACCGGACTCTGACGGTCTCGGGCTCTGACCTGACTTTCGGTACGTGGATAACATTCGAGCAAGCCTATGCAGCTTGGGGCCCCGATGGGGCTGATTACTCCTCGACTCTTGAGCCTGGGCTCTACATGTCCAAGGAGGAAATCAATCGCGACATAATTTCGGGCATGATGTACCTGTATTTTGGGGGACGGAGCGAGGTCACCCCTGCGGGCGATCCCGACTGGCTACGCAGAGTAGGGGAGATTAATTCGAACTACAGGCGCACCTTCAGGATCAAGAGGGAGTGGCTCGATAGGTGCCTAAGCTGGAGTCCTTTGAGAGCCTCAATCATAGACCCCGCCACAGGCGAAAGGGCGCGGTCGATGATCTACACAGACTATGAAGTCTTTTTCCCCCTGAATAGCCTCCGCAGGCATGGGAACGAGGAGGACATGCGCTATTCAGAGCCGAAGGTTGGCTATCATGCGAACTTGGACGAGGCGAAGCCTGGGTCGATTCGACTGAAGGTCCTTGACAAGGACCTCGGGATCTTCCAAGCCGAGTTTTTAGATTCGCAATGGTATCCAAACTCCCGGGTTTTCCCCTCCTTGCTTGACGAGGACACAGCGCCCTCATTGAAGCTAATTGGCAGGGGAGCGGAGTCGATATCCGAGGAGTCGATGGCGCTAAGCGAGACTCACAATCTTGCGATGGTGGCAAGCTTCAGCCCCGCAAGCCCCCCCGGGACTGCGGGCATGTATCTTGTTAGCGTCGAACCCTCTGATGTTCAGCCCCTATTGGGAAACCGAAGGCTAGGGAGTTGCTTAGGGCCTCCTTTGCAGATCGTAATAGACAGGCAGCTCGCCACTGCCCGCCACGCGTGGCGGGACTCCTCAGCATCGAGAATCGAGGCGGCTTTTGGCATGGACGGCGGGCAGACGTATCAGGCGGAACTCGAGAAGCTAATCGTGAACAAGAAACAGCTAAGGGCGATCGCACAGGCGGCTGCAGCTGTCGAGTATGCGAGGCTTATAGACAGGGCGGATGGGGCTCTGACACTAGGGAGCCCAGGGGGGGGGCATCTCATCGACATCAAACCCACCGGCAACCTCGGGTCCGTGGACTTTACAATCACGGAGCGGGGTGACAGAATCACAGGCCTAACCTTCAATTCCGTGGAGCCGAACATAGACCTAGCAAGCTTGTTGCCTGAGGGGACGAGACAGAGGCTAGGGCAGACTCTGGGGGGGATGGATCGGTGAGAATAAACGACAAGATCAATCAGGGCGTGAGCCCGATACAGCATCACGAGCCCGACCACGACTTGGACCTTCGGCGTGCAGTCTGGTTTTGCCGCGTCGAGACGGGGACGACTGCGAAGCATCCTCTGCCGCATATCAAGAAGGTTGCGAACTCCGAAGGAGACCTCTTATGCTGCGTCCTGTGGAAGCATAACGAGCAGACCGGGGCTAGCGAGCAGACAAGGGAAAGAGGGGGCGAGATACTCCTGGGCATTGTGCCCGAGGACGGGGACCAAGACTCAGACACCAGAGGCTTCCCAGGGTGGGCCTTCAGCTGGCCTAGTCTTGTCAAGGAAATAACTGAGCAGGAGATAGGGGACTCAGGGCCGGAGGGCGGAAAGATGCTTTTTCTGCCGGTCAGGAATAAGGACTGGGACGAGGACAAGCGCTTCGCGAACAAGGAAGCGACGCTAGCTGGCAAGGCTCCCCTATACCCGAAGGGCTGGCCGGGGATTGTCACATCGGGAACAGAAGAGTTTTCACAGGAAGACGTCTTTCTCCCCGCATTCCACGGGCTAGTCGCGGCGAACCGTGGAGGCCTGGGGGCGGCTGACTTGGGGACTCGCGTTTTTGAGGTCACCGACGAAAACGGCCTGAGTCATTGGGCCCGCTTGCAGTCCGCCTGGAGAGTCGTCAGGCCCAGGCAGGGAGGGCCTTGGGGGGCCACAGGCGAAGACAACGCCCTGGCTTGGCAAATCGGCCCATCTGGGGGCTCAGACAGGGTCGCAGGCTATGGTTTGATAATGGGGCCAGCTAGCGAGCTGGTTGAGGCGCCAGGCCCCGAAGTCGGGGCGATTGAGCTAAACAAGTTCGGGGGGACGATCGAAAGGCCGCCCCCGGGGGAGACTGTCGAACCGCCGGAGGACGGGGGCAAGCAGGTGCCTTCGGGGCTCTTGGCAGCGGCGGGCTCCTCTAGGGGGGGGCCCCTAGAGGTCGGGGGGCTGAAGTGCCATCACGAGCGTGGCAAGACTGCAGATGGGGAGAGGATAAACGCGGCGCACCTCCACAAGGCCTCTATCTACTACGGGGGGATCTGGGATTGTTCTCTACGCAGAGAGGACGCCTTCGAACCTGTGCTCGTCCTTGACGAGCAAGGGCAGTGCTGGAGAGTTCATAACCAAGTCCGCAGCCAAGCGACGCACGCCACCCCCGATGGCGAGACAGGCCCGACGCAGGGCGTATGGAACATCTATCTTCCCCTGACGATCACGCAACCGGACCCCCCCGGCAACGTCCCCGAAGGCGAGGAGGGCGAGCAGATCGGAGACCCCCCGGTGATCCCGATCCCGGACGAGGGGCAGGACGAGGATTTCACAGTACCTCGAGACCCGAAGGCGGGAAGCGACACATCGGATGTCCGAGGTGCTAAGCTCCTCGAGACCAATATGGAGCTAGGGGTCCCTGCAATCGTTTTCAGGGCCTCCCCCTTCGTAGGCATCGAAGCGGGGCAAGACCTGAGGAACGAGCCCACCGCCGACATGTCAAGGCTTACGGACCGCCCCATAGTGGCGAGGTTCGAGGCTATAGCGCACGAAGTCGGGGGGGGGGTCTTCGAGAATGCAGACCGGGACGATAGCCCTCGATATGGAAGCGAGAATAGGCACGCCCCCGGGACCCTAGTTCTGCTTCCCGGAAATATCGGCGGTGAGACCTACGCAGAGTCTTTTTCGCCCACCAACAAGTCGGTCCAAAACCTATCCTTGTCCCTCCTCAAGGGGAGCCGTGGTGTCGAGTTCGGGCTACCAGACCCTGAGATTGGAGGGGTCAAAGACGGCTTCCGCCAAGACCTAGACTCCTCAGAGGAGCTCCACTGGCGAAAGCTAGACTCCGCAGGCTCTGCCACCGACACGATGGGGCTCAACTCGACGCGGCTTGAGACCGCAGTCCCCCACGATATCGCAGAATCGAATAGCCCTGGGACTCCTTCGAGCGGTTTTGGCAGGATCCAGCCGGACACCGATGGCATATTTAAGCAGACTGACGATGGCGGCGTGACTCGCCGAGTCGGTAACGATGTAGGCCCCTGGGGCAGTGCGGAGGACGGGGACAGGACCGATGCTAGTTCGACCTCCCTAGCGGCAGGGCTACACCAATTCGGCGATTGGACGATAAATACAGGCGTAGCGATCACTTTGCCGAAAAATGATTATGTCGTTGTTCGCGTCGCAGGGACCTTGACGATGACAGGGTCTGCAACGATCACCGGACAGGGGCAAGGCCTAGACGGGGGCGCGGCGGGCGCGGCCGGGATAGCCCCCGAAGGGGCCGGTGGGGCGGGCGGAACGCCCACCAGTCCCGTGGGCGACTCCTTCCTTATGGCTGCAGGAGGGGGCGGGGGCGGTGGGAACTCCTATCCGGCCGCAGGCGGGGGCGGGGCCGGTGGACAAGGGCATGACAGGGAGTTTGACACGAGCCACCTGCCTACGGGGGGCGGGGGCGCCGGCGGGGCTGCAGACACAATTGGGACTGCAGGGGCTGCGAACACTGG